CTCCAAGGTCCCCGAACCTAAGCGGACGGAGACGGTGCTCTTTGCCGCTCAGGTCCTTGATGACGACAGCATTTTCACCGAGCGCGGCGCTGATCGAACCTGCCTGCGGAACGTCTGCCATGGCTTCTCTCCCCGAAAAGTTAGTCGTTTAAACTGCGGCTGAGTTCTCGTTTTGAACCTCAATGGTCAGCTCGTTTTCGTTCGTCGTGTCGTAAAACGCTTCGAAACTGACTGGAATGACGAGCGGACCCTCAGTGTCCGCCTGCGCTTGCGCTTCCACCAACTCGACAACGGGCATCGTGAACTTCGTGTAATACTTGTAGGAACCCGTGATTGTCAGACCGTTAACGGTGATTGTCAACGCCCGACGAGTAGCATTCCGCCAGTCAGACCAAAGACTGGCGTCCTCGAGCTCGACTCGGAAGCTGCCGGAAACGCGCCGCTTTCCGTTGCGGAGAGGCTCGCTGGTGAAACGCGAGTTCACGAAGTTGCGGACCGTCAAAGCGTTCTCGACCGAGATCGAGAAGTCAATCACGTTCAGCGTCGTACCGCCGAAGGTTGCTGTCGTGTCCGTCAACGGAGGAATATTTCCTTCCGTCAGCGACTCCCCTGAATCCGAGATGCTCGAGCTCTGGCGGCCGATGATCGAAACCGAGCAGTCGAGCAAGGCACCCGCCGATCCCGCGAACCGCATGCCTGTGACTTTGCAGCCATCGAAAAGGTGGGAGAGAACGTCCTTGCCTACCTCAAGCGACAATCCCGTAGGCAACGCATCAGCAGGAGTGAACGAATGCCGGTAGACGGTCGGTGCTGCCGTTGTGTCCGGCTGGCTCGAAGACACCGTACCCATCAAGTGCTTCAGAAGCATTGTGTAGGCATGGTAGCTGAGCCCGGGGTTGAAGCTAAAATCTCCGGACACGCCAACCAGACCCTGCACCTGCCGCGCCGCATTCCGCCCGACTTTGTGCAGGGCTCCAGCGAAGTTCTTGTTCTCGATCGCGCGGATGCTTTCCGTGTTATGGAAAAGCCAGCGCGTTCGCGCAACGGAAGTTCCGTACACGCTCTCCTCGCCAAGACCGATCCATGCGTCTTGAACGCCAACGCCTGTAGGCATGTTGCTTTCTCCTTATTTGAACATCAGCGTCCGCACTTCCCAGTTGAAGGCGGAGGCGAGAAGTCGTGCTTCAGCCTGCACAAGATAATTCTCTTCCGGAGCTTGGTATTCCCACTCACGTACTACACTCCAAACCACCTCTCCTTTAGCGGGAGTGCCAAAGTCAAGTGTACCACTTTGATTGAGTTCTATATCACTTACAACCACGTCCATGATCTGCTCTAGCTTCGCGCGAATGTGCTCAACGGTTACGCCTTCTTCAAGGCGTGCGACCCAGAACACGCGATACCGATAGTACACGTGGTAGCGTTGGTTGAGCGTCGCGAAGTCCGACCTTCCATTAAGAGGCTTGATGAAAATACCCGGGACAATTTCGCTGATGATTTCGCTTTCCGTGGGGAATGGATCAAGGTCTCCATAATGACACGCCTTGAGGCTAAGAGAAGACTCTAGTTCCGTTTTCATGCGATCACGCATGTATTCGCCAATTTTCCGTGTGAAATAGTGGACAGCATCAGGCATTAGGTCACCTTATAAGTTGCACGGCACTGCCACGTACGAGAGTCTACGTTCATGACTTCGAGCACGTCGTAGGTCTGATCAAGTACTGTATCCTTAATGCGATCGCCTACTCGGATTTCCGATCCTTCTGGGATGAAATCCGCATCGATGTTGATGATCACCATGCGCCGTTTGACATCGCCGACAAGCGCAAGATCAACCTTGTTCACCGAACTCTCCTTGATGGCAGCCTCGAGCGCTGTCAACCCGCTCACTGCCGCGTACGTTGGGATTTTCTGGAGTGTCCCAGCAGCGTTCGCAATGCTGCAGCGTTCTATATTTACTGTACTCGTATGAAAGCGTCGGCCCGGCATTAGCGGTATCCTCCACCAACGGCAAGCTTGGCATCGCGAATGGCGGTCCGGGTAAGTGCCGAGGACTTCTCCTTGACAACCTCGAACGCGCGCGTCACGTAGCGCCTCGCCGGGATGCGCACGGCGGGAACGCAGATGTAACGGTTGGAACCTTCCGGTTTGAAGTACAAACACCGTGCACGAACAGGCACGATTCTCGTAAACGTTGCATAAGGGTCGTCAGGACCTTCGTGGATTCGCGCGTACTTCGAGTTCACGCGGATCAGAACGAACAGCTGCGTCTGCCCGAACCCCCCACCCTTTTCCACTTTCGGTTGAACGCTCCACGCGGTTACGAGCGCGCCCGTGCGCTTGCGGAGAATCTTGCCGGAAATGTTGATTTTCACCTGATTTTGCAGCTCTTCGGCGTGATAGAGCAACGCCTTCTTCTGAACATCTTCTATGAACGGATAAAGCGTTTTGGGAAGATTGTCCGTTATCTGGATAGTGAGTTGCATTATGAGCTCTCCACGAGGTTCATCTCCTGCTCGAGGAGAGCGGCAACGTCTGCCGTAATCACAGGCTCGTACGAATAGGACACGTTCCCAAGGGAAGCTCCCTGCTGACCGTCGTCCTTGCGCTTGTTGAAAACGGCTGCAACGAGCTTGTTCGCCGCGAGAACGACGTTTGGCGGGAGGCTCGCAATGTCGGTGTACCCCGCTGAGTAGACCACCTTGATGTTCCCACGTCCCTCAGAAAGCGTGACGTCGAACTTAATGATCCCACGATCCGTGTCCACATAGTAGTCTGCGGAATTCACGAGCGTACTTGCGGGGAACACGCGCGCATAATCGTCATGCACCGACGTAACAGACACAACCGGATGCTTTCGGAGAACAAGCTCCCGCTGCCGCTTACCGTCGTAGAACTCGGTCACGGAGCCCGTGGAAATGAAAACACGTTGGCAGTACTTGTCGATAGCTTTGGAGCATTGGGTGATCAAGGAGTTCAGGATGTCGTTCCAGGTTGAGTTTGTGCTCGAGAGCTGCAAGTACTCCTTAACACGCGCGAGCGTTGTCAGGTCCGCAGCAGCCATTAGAGGCCCTCCTTCGCGCGGAAGTCGGCTTCGGCCTTCTGCAGCTCTCGGTAATACTCGCCCTTGCGCTCAACGCGATCGCGGTCACGCAGCATCTGAAGGTGGTCCAACCGCAACCCTGGGAAGATTTTCAGGTGATCCTTTTTTGGGTGAATCAAACGCGGGCCGATGTGTACGGCATGATGCGCTCCAAAATAACGAATCCCTCTGCGATGCTGGAACAAGCGATGGATCGGGTACGGTTTGATGTGGTCGTTTACGCGGCTGAGCACGACAAGCCAGTCCGTTTGCTTCGCGAGTTCATCGCGATTGATGTGCACGGTCCCGGTTGGGGTTTCGTCGGCATCGCATACTAGATAATAGTCTCCAGGTTGTCCAACCTGTAGATACTGAGAGCGCTTCTGGATCTCGTTGAACCACGGCACGGGCTTGCCGGTGATGTCCTTGCGGCAAAAGATGATGTGGTCTGCATACTCCTGAGCGAGCGCGAGAGAGTCGTCCGTGCTCTCGGGGTCGTCGTTGTAGAGAGGAAACCCCGAGTAAGCGCCGTCAACAACCACCAAGAAATCGACAAGCCGCCTTAGTGCTGGAAGCGAATGCTTCAGCATGTCTACGTCTTGGTAGCAGTTCACTGCTCCAATCAGGCGCATGCTTGTCTTGAAAACCTCCGATCGGCGGAGGGGTCATCGCTCGAGGGAACTTCGGGCCGCGATGGCATACGGGAGGGAACGTGGTTGTGGTTGGGGTTGTGGACGTCAGGGGGTTCCCAGCGCTCGCCCTCCGCCGATCTTCGGTTGTCAGTCCTCCTTGTTACGCGAGGTCAATGTCGATGCCAGCGACCGTGTGCTTGTCGGCCGTCTGCCACGTGTTGAACGCACCTCTCCAGGCCGCGATCAGGTGCCGCTGGCGGAAGAGCGGGTTGGTCCAGAGCTCCATTTCCATGTCGCTCCGAACGCCCATCGTCCACTGCGCACGGTTGCAGATGATGAGCGAGCCGTTGTTCGTCGTCGTGCCGTCGTAGACACCCGAGGTGTTCAGATCCTCGCGCATCTGGTCGGAAACGATCACTGACATTCCGTCCAGCTTCGCCACCTCTCCCGTCAGCACGTAGGCGTTGTCGCCGTACTTGTCGCGGGTGATCACGTCAGCGTGGTTCGCGATGTGCCGGAGGTACACCGCAGGACCGGTGATCAGGACACACTCGCTCGGCTCGACACCGTACTTGCCCATCTTGCTGCGGAGCGTGCGAATGTTCGCGGCGCTGAACGAGGAGAGCGAGTCGCTGTCCGCCGCCAGAGCGTGGAAACGAAGGCCACGGAACGCCTTGCGCCGGTCAGTCGCAGCCGTCACGTCGGAGTGCTGATGCGTGCCGGACGTGTCGCCTTCGATGAAAGCGCTTTCGGTGCCCTTGCCCATGTCGTTCGCCAGCTTCTTGCGGAGCCGGGGAGCAATACTGACAACGGCGTCCTCTTCGAGCTCGTAGCTGAACGGAATGCGCGCGCCCAGCGTCTTGGCCGTCAGAGTGAGCTTGCCGGTCGTTGGACTGCCGTCAGACACCCGCGTCGCCGAAGCCTCGTCTGCCGTGTTCTCGGAAATGAGGAAGATCGTGCAAAGCGAGTTGTCGTACGGAACGTCGTAAGTCGGCGTCGGCATGCGAATCGGGTCGAACAGCATCGGAACTTTCGCCGCGAGCGAGTAGAACTCGATGAACGTTCCCGACATGTTGCCACGCGGGACCCACTCAGAACCGTCGGTGCTCGTGGACGTGTCGAGCGCCTTACGCATCGGCGCGCCCTTCTTCATGTTCCGGTTCCAGTACTTGCTCTCCTGGAGCCGCTCATCGGACCACCCCAGCACGCCCTTCAGCAGAAGGCAAGTGTCGTTGAAGTCGTGAATGCGCTTCGCTTCACCGTTCTCCGCCTTCTCCATGATGATCTGATCCACGGAATCCGGGTCGGCATCGAACCACATTCCATCGGGCGGGATCACGTGCGCACTTTTGCGCATCGGTTCCGGCTTCGGCGTGGTTCCATCGCGACGCGGCGCAGGCTCAGACCGCTTCGAGGGAGAGGAGCTCACGAGAGCGCTTGTGCGCGCCTTCATCTCGCGAAGCTCTGCCATTGAGACAACCATCTTGAGAACTCCTCGTTGTGGCCTTGACCTCTCCCCAGAGTTGGCCGGTTAGGTGTTGCTACGACAGGAAACCCTCTCCCTTGCACTTCACGCACGGCTGGCTGTTCACCGTCTTCACCCCGATGCAGACCGGGCAGATCTTCTCACCCTTGAGCAGGCGCTCCGTCTTCTCGAGTGCCTCGCGCGCGAGCTCGACAGCTTCGTCGCGCTCCTTCGCGCATTCCTCGTAGGCCTTGGCAAGCTCTTCGAACGTGTTGTGGCACGCATCGATGTGCTCCGCAGCCTGCTCTACGTCGTTCGGACGCTCGTACACCTTCGGCGGACGAAATGCCTTTGACATTTTCGTTCCGCTCGTGCTGAGTTTCTCGTGGAGCGACTTCGTGCTCGCCGAGATGGCCTTCAGCACACTCGCGCTGACTTCCGGCATTGTTGTTCCTCCTCTGGAACAGATGTCTAACGCGAACGGGACCACCCCGCTCTCGGCGTTTTACTTCACGTGCTTTTGCAGCAGGTCAAGGACTCCTTTTTCATCGAAATCCCCTGTCTCAAGTGGAGATTCCTCGGATTTCTGGAGGTACTTCTCTTCGAACTTTTTCAATGGGCGCATGACCTCGTCGCCCTTTACCTGTAGAGTAAGGTCTTCCATCTCGGGGTCTTCGCTGTATTCCTCGTCGAACATGTCGCTCGTTTTCGCTGCCGCTTCGCGCGCGTCTGCGTCGTCAGAAGCAGTCGCGCGACGCGCGGCAGCACGCGGATCGTCCGCAGCCTTGTAAAGAAGGAATCGTTCGCCGTTCGCTGCCTTGTCTACGACGCTGATTTCCGACACCTTGAGGTCGGTGATTCGGCGGCCTTTCTTCTTCGACGGCTTCAGCTTTGCGCCGCCCTCGTTCTCTTCCTCGTCTTCCATCATCTCATCACGCGTCGGCATTTCGCTTCTCCTTAGACAGCGGCGAACCGCTTAGAGCCTCCCATACTGAAACCGGTTATCTTGCCTGCCTTGTAGAGCTTCTTACCCTCCTCATCCAGCTTAACTCCAATGATCCACGTTCCCGGCGTCCACTCCTTTCCGAGAACCTTGTCGCCTTTTTCGGTTACGTAGGAGAAGACCACCTTACTCTTGCTCATCTTGCCGTGCTGGACGCGAACTTGGGGGTTTGTCATGAAATCCTCAGCAGCCTTTCGCACATCGTCCTCGTTTGCGTATTCGTTTTGCAAATCTACCTTACCGGGCTCGTATGCCACGCCGTAGACAATTCCACGTTCTTTCGCCTTTTTGAGTTCAGAGGTGTCAGTTTTGAGTAGGGGGACAGATTTCCCTAAACCAGGAGGCGGGTCCTCGTCACGCAGATCCGCCAAGTCCTCCTTGAGGGACTTGCCTAGTTTGCTCGCCAACTCGTCCAGAACATTCACAGTTTCCTCATGTAAGTGATCTAAGGTAGAAATGCTGCGGCGTTCCGTAATCGCTTTCTTGTATCTGTTCAGTTGGCGCTTAGCACGCACCTTTGCTGCTGCAACATTTGAATATGGAGATTTGTCAGCGTCAGAGAAAAGTTCTTTTGCCCTTCTTTCTTCTCCAGAGAATGCTTCCTGATATCTCCGAAGACCATCTCCCTTACCTGGACCACCCCCTCCTCTCGCACACGTATTCCCTTCTTGGAACCCTCCTTCCCCAGTTCCGCAATTCTTCTCGCACAGGATCTCACACGTCTCCCCATTCGCGTCCTTCTCGAACTCCACCGTCACGCCAAACATGTCTACCTCGACGCTTTTCGCTGCACCCGTGTCCCGGACTGCCTTCGCGAGCTGGACACTCGCGCCATTCACTTCAAAGAAAAAGGAATTGGAATGGGGGAGGCGCATGCCGTGAAAGATGAGGGACTTGCCTAGTTTGCTCGCCAACTCGTCCAGAACATTCACAGTTTCCTCATGTAAGTGATCTAAGGTAGAAATGCTGCGGCGTTCCGTAATCGCTTTCTTGTATCTGTTCAGTTGGCGCTTAGCACGCACCTTTGCTGCTGCAACATTTGAATATGGAGATTTGTCAGCGTCAGAGAAAAGTTCTTTTGCCCTTCTTTCTTCTCCAGAGAATGCTTCCTGATATCTCCGAAGACCATCTCCCTTACCTGGACCACCCCCTCCTCTCGCACACGTATTCCCTTCTTGGAACCCTCCTTCCCCAGTTCCGCAATTCTTCTCGCACCTCACCTCAATCTCGTCGCCGTCCGCGTCCTTCTGGAGAATCAGCTCCCCGTCCATCTTTCGGACGTTCTCGCCCGCTTCCTCGAGCGCCTTTTCGAGACGCTTGTCATAGGCGAAGGTGAACTCCCCGTCGGCGGTGCGCGTTCCCTTGAAGAGGTACTCGTCCTTCTCGAGACCAACCACTTCGATCACGCGCAAGCGCGCGTTGCGGTCCCAGGCGAGTTCGCCATCCAGCATCTGCTCCAGAGTCTCGACGGGAATCCCTGTGCGCTGCGCAACGTCTGTCCTCGAAAGCCCTTCATCGGCCATTGCTTCCTCAACAGACTCCGAGAATTCGTCGTCGTCGGAAGCGTACTCGGCGACGTTCTTTCTCAGGTCGTCTACAGCCTTCTTAATTGGCACGTAGACTTGCTTGACTTCCTCGCTCTCTCCAAGCACTATTTTCCCCTCTTCGACTTCGTAGGGAACTCGGAGCGTAACCTTCTTCGTGTCTCCCATCGCATAAGGCATTGCCATACCGTACATCGGTGCATCCGGGTAGACGCAGATGATCGCAACCTGCGCGTCGGGGTAGTTGCGTTCAACGTAGCTTCGTACGCCCCACTTGTTCAGGGCGGCAGCACGAATCTGGTCGTCGAGCTCGTACGTGCTCAGACCAAGGTCTTCGTCTTTAGCCATGGACTTCTCCGATTTCTTAGAGTAGCGTCCGCCCATTTTCTGGTAGATGGAGGATACCAAGGCGTAGTAGTCGTCTACATCTTCTTGCTTATCGGCAGCAGCTTTAGCCTTTTCCCAGATGTCCTCGTCCAAGACTCCTGCGCCCTTCGAGAGTCCGCACCACTCTCCAGCGCACTTCATGGCCTTCTGCTTCGCGCTCACGCGCGATCCCTTGTGCGCGGTGTCGTAGGTGAACTCGCGCATCTCTGTCCCTTTGACGACGGCGAACTTTCCAGGACGGTAGTAAACTTCTGCGCCTTCTTCACCATCGGCCTTGCGGAACGTGCGAATCTTACGACCGTAGTTAGGATTGCGCGTTGGAGCACCTGCGTAACGCCCGACTTGCGTTCGCATTGTACGGGCAGATTCGGGAAAACGCTTCTCGAGGACCTGAGGGCGAGGACCTTCGACCTGAACCTCGACAGATTCCTCGATCCTCTCACCCGTGCTCAAATCAACGCCGAGATCAATCTCATAGCGATGGCCGGGTTCGCCGCCCTTGACCATGTAATGCACTTCCGTGCCTTTGACGTCGGCTCTGTTGCTTTCGAGGAGAACGTTCGAAGCATCCTCACCGCTGTCAAGGTCTCTTGCGGTGACAGAACAAGCGGCAATGCCCGCGTCTGCGGGTAGCGCTTTTGCGAGATCGAAGACTTGTCTGTAACGTTCCCCGGGCTTCTTTACGGCCTTTACTTCTGCCACGCTACACCTCGCTAGGTCTCTCTCCCCAGCTAGGCATCCGGTATTATCTCAAAACTCGGTCGTTTACGGTAAAACTTTTTTCTTTTTTCGTTGTAAGAATTCGTGGTGAAGCTATCAGGCGTCTCTCAATGGTGTTCCTACGAATGACAGTTTCAAGCGGTTCTCGTTGAATGACGAACCTGTTGAGCTTGTTGGAGATACCATTGCGTTTGTTTCTAAGCGACCGGATAAGGAATTCTTCCAGCGACTCGCCGTCCTTGGACGTCCACTCAACTTGTGTCCAATAAAGGGGGAGCAGAAATCCTGTAGAGGACTTGTTCTGGTCGGCTGCACCAACTTGTCCGAACCAAGGGCCGAAGAAATTGTCTGCGTAGTTAGCGTTGTAGACCATTAAGTGCCGTCCACCGTAACCGATGTTCTGTTGCCGTTCGCATCCAGGACACCGGTAATGCGCGCCTTGGAATCGTCAATTGCGCGGAAGATCATGGTGCTTGCCTGCGAAGCAACAGCTCCCGAAGACTTTCCGGCAAGAGCGGCGGCCATGATTCTGAGAAGCTGTCGGACAGTATAGGTATCTACTGCGCTCGCCCGGTCAAGCAGTGCGTCAGCGATCTCGTTCGCCGCACCTTCAGCAAGCTCCGACGCACCGATGGCGTCGGCAGCTATCTTCGCCGCCGTGATCGCGTCCGCCGCTATCGAGTCCGCCGTGATCGCCCCGGTAGCGATTGCGCCGACCGAGGAATCCATGCGACCGGAGACCAGTGCCGCCGGGAGGCGCGCCTGGATGTCGTCGAGGTCGGCCTGCGCCGTGACGATGCTGGCCGAGGTCGCGAGCCCGGACTGAATCTCCGTGACGGCGCTCGCTGCTATCGCATCCCCGTCGATGGCGTCCGTGGCTATCGCCGCAGCATCTACCGCGCCTGCGACAAGGTCCATCGCGTCGCCCGGAGCCGCACGGCTCGTAATCTCGTCGTCGAGATAGTCCCCGAAGCTGTCCGGCGTCGTATGCGCCGACTTCAACTCGTCCCACACCTCGTCCGTCGTCTGACCCGGCACGTCAGCCCCGGCGGAATCCGCCACGCCGAGGAGCGCGTTGAGGTTCGAGTTGTTCGTCCTGTCGCTGATCGCGTCCAGCGTGCGGACGGCTCTCCCTGCCGTGTCCGCCGTCCCGTGCGCCGCCACGATGTCCTCGTCCCAGACTTGATCCGCGATCTCGTTCACAGCATCCGCAGCCAGCTCCGAAGCTCCGATGGCGTTCGCCGCGATCTTGTCGGCGGTGATCGCATCCGTGGCGATTGCGTCCGCATCCACGGCACCCGCGATCAAGTCCACCGTCGTGCCCGACAGATTCTGCACCGAAGTCGGGCTTCCGATGTTCGCCCAGTCGATCCCCGCTTCTCCGGCGGCGGTCACGTCCAGCGTCCGGCCCTCCGTCGTCGGCTGGAGCGGCGCGTACCACGCGCTCCCGTTCCAGAACCCGTCGCCCGTCCCGACGACCTCGTCCGATTCGGCAGGAGATCCGCCCGCCCGCTTCTGGACGGTGAGATAGTATCGCCCCGCCGCGACGGACGGCATGTCGCCCGCGTAGAAGCGCGACGCCGTGCCCTTCTCGGCCATCGCGATGTCGTAATCGCCGACGTTCGCCGTCAGGTACGACTCGAACCCGGGCGTCGCCGTGTTGTATATCTGCCCGGTCTTGTCCCAGAGGTGGGCGTACAACGTGACCGCCGTCTCCGCGTGGTGGATCTGGATCTCTCCGGCCATGCTAGTAAGCCTCCAACGAGCCGACGGACCCGGCCTGCAATGTCACGGTCGCCCCGGTCGTCTCAGCCGCGAATTGTAGTTGAAGCGTCCCGGACGAGGACGGAACGATGACCCCATCGACACGCGCCAGATAGTCCGCGTTGGCTGCGGGCACGGCAGTCCCCGTCACGCTCCCGCCGGACGCCGTGATGGACCCCTGAAGCTCTCCTGCAGTCCCGGTTGCGGCGATGGGGATTCGCGCGCTTGCCGCGAAGATCGTCGCGGCGGGAAACGTCAGCCCGAGCTTGAGCCCGACCGTGCCGGAGGTCGAGCGGAAGACCACGGCGAAGCGGAACCTGTACGTCGTTCCGGCCACGAGCGCGAAAGCAAGATTCAGCACGTTCACGAGCGTCCCGTTGATCGCGGTTTGCGCGGCAAGCTGCCGGACCTTCGTCGCTCCAGTTCCGCCGACGGGCGGGGTCTTCAATGTCCCGTCGTCCGCGACGAACTTGGTTCCGTCGGGAGTCCCGGAGGCGATCCTCGCTATCGCGAGCTGACCCGAGACGATGGCCGAGGCGTCGTGGACGTGCGCGAGCGGGGGTCTGGCGTCCGCGAGGCGGGCGTCGTCCCCGGCGCAGAGCGTCCCGGAGACGGTCCCGACGGGCAGATTCTCCAGCGAAACGAGTCCACCCGGGGAAAGAAAGACGGGTTCGGCGTTCGGGCCGTCAGCCGTCTTCGTTCGCGCAGGTCGGAGCCCTCCGTTCACGGCGGCCACTTCGGCGTCCAGCTCGGCCTTCGTCGCCGACCTCTCCTCCAGCCTCGAATGCTCCTGCGTCCCGTCGTCTGTGTCGATTAGCACGAGAGGAATAGCCCTGTAAGGCCGGTCCGGACGGCCTTCGACGGCCTGCGGTACCCCGGCGATGGGCCTGTCAGGACTGACGTTGTAGAAGAGCGCCGACGGGTAGGCCGCCGCGATCTCCGCTGCCGCAGCGTGCGTCGCTCCAGATCCGCCCGAGAAATAACAACTAATCTTCATATCTGCGTCAAAACCTCAATGCCCGCGCCTCCAGCCCCTCCGGCCCCGGAAGACCCGCCGCCCGCCGCGCCGCCGGTGCCGCCGCTGACGGTCACGGTGCCGGAGTTGAACAAGTTGCGCGAGATGAAGTAGAGCACGCCGCCCGCACCTCCCCCTCCCCCTCCGCGCCCGCTCCCCGCCCCGGCTGTCCCGTTACTGCCATTCGCCGAGAGCACGGTGCTCGCGCCGTGCGCGATGCACGCGGCGGCCAACGTCGCCCCGCCGCCGCCAGCCCCGCCGTTGCCGCCAGCGGACCCGCTTCCGCCTCCGCCTCCGCCACCGGAACCGTTCGTCTTCCACGAGCCCATGCTCCGGAAGTGCGAAGTCGTAGCGTGCGCGGACGCGCTGCCCGCCGCGCCCGCGTTCGCGCCCGTCGCTCCTCCCGACGCGACCGTGTTGGTCGCATTGCTGCTGACATGCGGCCTTCCGCCGCCACTCCCGCCAGCGCCCGTCGATCCTCCTCCGCCGCCTCCCCCGCCGCCTCCGTACCCGCCCGTCGTCCCGGCGGACCCGCCCGCCGTTCCGCCCGCGCCGCCGGAACGCCCGAGCCCGTTCAGGTTCATCGTCGCGCTGCCGAGGAACGCGATGACGCCCTGCGCGGAAATGTTGAGTTGATTGACGACGTTGGCCGTGTGCGCTATGTTCCCGGTGCCCCTGACGACGACCGCCGCGTAATAGTTCACGTTGTTGAGCGTCGTCGTCCCGGAAGATATGTCGAGGAAGCCCAGCTTCGCGTAGCCGAAGAGCTCGCCGCGTGTCCACGGATCGAGCCCTATGGGTTCGCACGCATACCGCGCGTCCTGCTCCGACGAGTCGGCCCGCACGTACCCGATGTAGACCCTGTAGACGCGCGTCCACGCGGACCCGCTCCATTCGTACATCTTCCCGTCCCCGAGCGAGAACCACGGCTGCCCGGTCGCTGGGGAAGACGGCGCGGACCATGTGTAGTAGCACGGCAGCGCGGAGCGCCCGAGCGCCCCTGTGTTGTCCACGTAGACGAAGTTGTGCGCGTTGTTCGTGACCGCGAAAGTCACGTCGGCCTCCAACCCGTACTCCTTGTCGCCGATCCTGTAGACGAACGGGTTCGTGGCGTCCGCCTCCAGCGTCAGGTTCAGGCCGCTGACCGCCTCTTCGAGAAAGTCGGCGTTCCCTGCGACGATCTCGGACGCGACGATACAGTCGCTGCGACCGGCGTACCCGAACGGAAGGAGCAGGCTCATGCGCCGTAAGCCCCGACGACCCACCACTCTGTCCCGTCGCAGACGAGCATGACGCAGTCGTACTGATGCTTCAACACGAGGTCCGCGAGGTCGTCAATGGTCTCCGACGCATTGCCGTCCACCGTCACCCGATTCGACGAACTGTCGATCTTCTTCACGATGTAGACGCGCCCGGACAGTCCCGACGCGGCAGGGAGCGTAATCGTCCTCGCCGCTCCCGAGGCGTCCACGAGGACGACGGCATGCGCCGAGGTCAAGGTCGTGTCTGAGCTCACGGAAGTCACGGTGGTTTTGACGGGCGCTTCGAGCGCGCCGTCCGAGACGAGCGACGAACCGCTCCGCCGGAGGAACTCCCCGTCCGCTATGTCGCCGTTGGTGAGGTTGGTCGGCCCAGAGGTCTCGCGCAGACCGAGAACGGTCGGCGCGTCGGCGGTTCCGCCGAGGTGCGTGGCGAGCTTGAGCTTGCCCTTGAGGGAGGTCGTGGCGTCGGGAGTGACAGGTTGTATCACCGTTCGCCCCCCGAGTATGGCACAGCATGACCTGCGTCGATCATTTCTTTATTTACGGAAATCAGATCAGGATCAACCCAGATTTCAGCCAGCAATCGCCCGTATTTCTCGCGCTTGTCCTTGGTTGTCTTGATGCGCACTTTGGTTGAAATCGGCAAACGATTCTCGAGGTAGCGCTTCGCTGCTTTGCCCGGTTCTGGGTCTGGCTGTCCGTGCAGTTCCGGGGCGTTGATTCCTGCGAGACGGACAACCTGCGTAGACCAAATTCCAAAGCCAAGGTCAACGGCAAGCTTCACGGTGTCTCCGTCTACAACCGACCCTACGAGAGCGTTGTACTCGAACATTTAGCCCACCCTCATTGCGACTTGGAACCCACCCGCATCGATTCCTGGTATAAAGCTCACCTGTTGGATGACCGCGAGAGCTTCTTGCTTGGTTACGTTCTCAAGCATGCAAACCTTACCCGAGAGCAGCGAAGAGAAGTGATCTCCTGCAGCTTGTTCGAAGCTCGCCTTCGCCCATGACATCAGCATCTTGAACGCCTTAATGCCGACTTCCCTGTCCTCGAGAACGCTTGGTCTCATCACCATGACTACGTTCCAGGTCGCGGAGCTCTCAGTTCTGGAGGCTTTCCCGGAGTTCCTGGATTCACCCAAAAGTGCGCGCCGACGGCCTTGTATCTTGCCCACTCCTCGCTCTCAATCTTCTCTCCCACGAGTGTCTCGAGAGTCGCTTTGTCTTGCGCAACGATTGCGCTGAGTGCTCGAACAGCTTTCTGCGTCTCTGTCCCGGAAGTCGGTTCCGGTAGCTTGGCTGCGCGAAGCTGATTGATGAACCCGCGTGCGTCTGATGGAGAGACTTCCGTTGCAACCAGATGCTGCCGAACCGCATTCTGAATCTGCTGCAACGGAGCCTTTGACCCGATTCGGATCAAACCCTCGTCCGGGTCGTAATCAACCCCGCGTCCACGGATTTTCTTGACACCAAGACTGTCCACGTCCTTCGGATCGAGCCCTGCTGTCTGTCCTCGCGGAAGCTTGCGGACAGCCTCCCGAATTTTTTCTTCGATGTCTTCATCGGTTTCGTCGTCTTCCCAATTGAGTTCAAGTTCGTCTCCGAGAGTGTCTGTGGTTTCGATGTCGCGGCGGACTAGCTCTGTGCAGCGACAATTAGAGTAGGTTATGCCCTTTTCGTTTATAATTAACCCGGACACCGTTTCGAGGTCATAGACATGCCCAGAGTAGTCGAAGTGCCTAACATAGAGAATCTCATCCGTCTCTACAAATCCGGGATACCTCTCTATAAGCTTTCGGAAGCTTCCAAAATTAAAGGAGAGACGTTGAGGAACAAGCTCCTGCAGCACGGCGTTAAGTTGCGAGTCTATCGCAATAACAGGAAACCGCGCCCGCAGGGAATCCTTAAGGAAATCGTCAGGCTTTACACTCAAGGCGCAACGTTTCAGGAGATAAAGGAACAGACAGGCGTTGATCGAAGAAGGTCTAGGACATGGACGCTTGAAGCTGGTATCAGGATCAGGACGATGAGCGAGGTCGAGGCTCTCAAATGGAACAAATTCGGTTTCAATCGAGCTTTCGTCGAGAGGCAGTGTCACCGTGCATGGGCTGCTCGAAGGAAGCAACGCGAGAAGGAACCTCTTTCGATTAGGCTGAGACGCGCCATCGGAATGGAACGAGCAAGGGCGAGAAGAGGTCTCTATGAGCGGGAGCTTGAGCAGCTCTTCCTGAAGGCAGGACATCAAGTCACTCCGCAGTGCGCGATTGGCAGATACAACACTGACTTTGGCTTCAAACCCTTGCGCGTCGCCATGGAACTCCAGATCTCCAACCATAACGTTCCTGGGTCTGGAGTCTCTTGCAAGCGCGTTAAAGATATCCTCGACAGGAACTGGGCTGTTCTTCTGATCTGGGTCCCGCAAAGACAACGCGTTAAAGTCTCCGCAATAGCGAAGAAGGCGATCGCATTTCTTGAGCGCGCCCGCAGAGACAAGTCCATTTACAGTAAGTACGGGATGATTAACGGTAAGGGTCAGCCGTTCACCCCGTCTCGTCACGATCTCCACAGCCTTCCCAGAATAAAAGGCTTTTGATGCTCCAAGGAATTCACCCCAAACTTTGTTGCCCGGCAGAATGCAGTTGATGATGTTCCCAGGAGAACCCTCAGGATCGCCCGGAAACATTAATTCCTCATTGTCCACGATGTACGGCTCGTCGATCGCAACAACCTGACCGTTCGCCTCAAGATGAGCAGGGCGCGTGCGCTCATCAAGGGAAGCAAGCCACTGGCGATGCGTTACGCCGTTCTGAACCATTGCCTCGTGCGCACCTTTCATCACAGCAAGATGGCTCTCGGTCCGTGCAATGCGCTGCGCGCGAGCCTTGCCGAAAATTCCAAGCCCTTCTAGCCGTTCGATCAGCTCCTTTTCAGTCTCGCTCTCGAGCCTTCCTTGCGCAAGCGCGCGCTTAACTTCTGTTGCTGTCGCTTCGTCCATGACCTTTTCGAGGTTACTCTTCCGTTCGCGAATGAACTTTTGGACATCAGGATCTTCTTCGCGCCAGTTCACCTTCATCTGAGAAGCTTGCAGGTCACCACCCTGCGTAACAGCGGCTCCGAATTGCTTGTCGAAACTGTCTGGCAGTGGTGTATCCGCGAGCGCGTCGAAGAGCTCCTCATCGGAAATGCCTGGGTCATCAGCGGGATCACTGTCGGCTTTGCGCAGCTTGCGCATTAGAAGCGCTAGGACGCGCTTTCGCTGGGAAGCGAGGCGATCGGCCGCTAGAGCTTCTATCGCGCGTGATATGGGAGCTTCTACGCCCAAACGGGCCTTCTCCATGCGGTAGGGGGTGGAGGGAAGCTGAGTCGTGTCCTTCTTCAACAACTTGAATTCCGGCGGGTAGTACGTGTGTTCTTTTCCACCTTCAAGAACAGTTATAGAGTGTATCCCAAGTTTTGTCCCGCGTTCTGTCCCGACACCAATTCCTCCATCAATTGCTACGTTCGCACCCTTCAGATCTGAGTGCTCGTGCATTAGATCACCATACGGGTTTTCTGGGTTGTATCGCTGGTCCGGTATGATTTTCCTGTAGTCTTTATTAGGAACCCGAATTCTGACAATGGCCTTGTCCTTTGTAGTTATGAAGCCGCTAGGTTCACCAATAGTTCCAAAATTTGCTTCGTCACGTAACCCAGAACTAGCAATTCCCGGAACTCGGTCCAAAGTTGTTTCGTGGAAGATAAAGAGGCCTTTTGGAAATTTCGTATTCAGAGCAACACGGAATTCTTTCTCTGTTCTTCTAGGAGTTTGCCCTTCCCCCCCACTCCCCCCCGCCCCGCACGTATTCCCCTCCTGAAATCCCCCCGCTCCTGTTCTGCAATTCTTTTGCAACTTCTGCATCATCCCCGCGAGCCGTTCCCAATCTGGTATCTCATCCTTATCCTGGTATTTCTTCCGCGCGTCGCGGATAGCCTCATGCAGCTCGTCATACTCCTGCGCCTCGTCCTCGGCCTCGTGCAAATGGCCGATGATCCGCAGCCTGTACTCGTAACCGTCGCGCTCCTCGCCCATCAGGACCATCGCCGCGCCGAGGTGCTTCTCGACGCAGTGGAGGCAGGAGGGGCGGGTCTCGGGGCCTTCTGCCTTTTTGAGATTGACTTGCTCTACCACGATCACCTTCTTGAATTTCGTGCTGCCTTTGTAAGCCCTTGGCAGTTTAACTCTCTCACCCTTGCGAACTTCAACCACCCGGTAGTTACCAAACGTCAGGTGTTCTTTGTGTGCCTTGCCGGTCAAACGATCTACCGAGAGAGTTTGTGATGGCCCGCGAACTTCAATCAAGTACGAGTGCTTGTCACCAGCATAGAACGCTGCTGAGTCCTTTGCTTCTGTGTACGACGTCAACTTCTTTTCTTCCAAACTATCACCAACCCTGGCGTTCTCGAACTGGCTTATCGGATTTTTGGAACCGATTCCACGAAACAACGTCTTGCTGGTGATGGGCTCAATACGGACTTGATCAACCAGCAACTTCGCAGCGGCAGAAAAATCCTGGAATTTCTCACCAAACTCATTTTCAGTTTCGTCTGGTCCTCCTTTCGAGTCAATGTACTCTACCAACCCTTTGTCGCCGTGTTCGATGTAGTATTCGCTTGCCTTTGTAATCGTGGCTCCCCCGCTAAAGTCTGCGTTTAATTTTGCAGCGCGCTCCATCGTCATACTTTTAATGGACTGATTGAGGGAATTGAGCGTACGGCCATCTCCGGCTCCACAGGCATTCCCCTCCTGAAACCCGGGAGCTCCTTCCTCTCCCGCGCTGCAATCCTTCGCCATCTCCACCGCGCGTACGAGGTCGTCGACGCGGAAGAACGGGCCACGCTGGAGGGAGCGAATTCGGGAAACAACGCTCATGCCGCATTCCACCCCTCAAGGATCCCGCTCAGTGCAGCCTTGCTGAGCTGCTTGTGCGCCGCGTTCACAATCCCGTAAACCCAACCAGAGTTTACACCTTCAGAATCAAGGATCTTCTTGATCCCCGCCGCAGTTTCCTTGATTCCCTCTTCTATGCCACGCGCGAGAAGTCCGATGAGGGCGTTCATTTCCTTCATGAAAAGACTTTGCTTCTTCTCAGGAAGCTTGGCTGCGGCCGACTTCGCCTTCTCCTTCGCCTGACGACCCAGCACTTTGCCTGCTGCAGCACGCTCTCGTTTTAGGGCTTCTTGATACTTCTTCTCGTCTTCCTTTTCTTGCTCTTCGAGGATTTTCTCACGCTCTTCACGCTGACGTTCCAGACGTTCAGCGCGTTCCTCGCGTTCCTTCTCCTCGTCGAATCGCTCCAAGCCTTCTTCGCCAAGGTCGTCGTCCTCGTCTTTCTGCTCCTGCTCCTTGAGCTCTGCAAGTTTGCGCTTGGTCTCGTCGAGTTCTCGCTTAATCCGCTCCTCATCCTTTCGTGCTTTTTCTGCCTCCTTTAGCCATTTCTTTTCTTCGCGTATGGCGCGCTTTGCCTCCGCACTGTACGGCACCTTTTTCGTTGTCCGAAACTCGCAGTCGGTGTCTTTAAGAAGCGCTTGCACGACTTCTTTCGCCTCTTCGAAGCTCACGACCTCGCTCGTCTTTATTAGCCTACTCGACCCGTTCTCTCCGACTCGAATAGCGCCCGTACCAATCATTCGGATCTCATCTACGAGGCTCTTCCTCGCAGGCAAACTGCCCTTCTGCCCAGGCTTCGGCGCAGGCTCGACGTCCTCTTTCTCTTTTTCCTTGACCTCTTTCTCGCCCCCTCCACCGAACTGCGGTGGAAGCTCCGGCTTCGGCTTCGCCTCCTGCGCCGCTTCACTTCCCGGCGGTAGCGGGTTCATCTCCGGCTTGTCGAGCTCGGGCTTGCGCGGCATCCCGAACTGCTCGCGGAGCTCGTTCAGGTCCATAGCGCCAAGCTGCGTCATCTGCACGGCGAAGGTCTTGCGCTGTTGCGCGTCCGCCGGATCTTCCATCTTGCGGTAGTCCGGCTCGAGATAGAACCCTTCCGACCCTTCGAACTCAGCCAAGACTTCTATCGTGAGCTTGTCGAGGATCTTCTTGAGGAGCGGCTGGCCAACCTCTTCTCTGAAGACCTTCATCTGCGTTGCGGCAGAGGCGTAGCTGCTTGTGTCCATACCCACTAGAACTGGTGGCACGCGATGCGCAGCAAGCACTTCCTGAACAGCATTCTCCTTAAGCACGGCGAACTGCATGTCACGGTGCGTTTGGCCGAATGGTTGCGCCTTAATGCCATGCGAGAGAACCGCAACACCGCCGCTCTGGCCGGACTCGTTCGCATGCCGCGCGATCCATTCTGCCGCCATGCGTTCGCGCGTAGGGGCATCGAGCTTCGCTTCGGTCATGAGCGCAATCGCAGGTTCGCCACCATTGCGGAAGAATCCGATGTTGAAGCGCAACGCGCGCCGAATGAGCATGTTCGTGTCCCAAGCCGGTTGGACAGGACTCAGTCCAGCATTCGGCGTCGTGGGGTCGAAGTATTTGATGTGCAGGATTTCGTCGGGCTCGTACTCCTCCTTCGCGCTTTCCACTCCTGGAACGTAGAGGTACTTCTTGATTGCGTTCAGAAGCTTCTTCGGATCGTCTTCGATCTCGTAGCGGATCTTGCTAGGATCCATACGCGCGAGGGCGAGTGCGTGCGGGTAAGTTTCCTTGTTGATGTCCTGCTTGACCTTCTCGTTGAAGTTGTTCCCCATCAGCTCAAGATCGGCGATCGTTTCGAAGCAGAACTCGTCCCACGTAAGCTTCGGAGCGGGCCGCTCAACGAAGTCAACGAACTCGTGCTCGGCAACAACCTCGTCTTCGCCTTTGCGCTGCCGCTTGAGAAGCCAGGGCATGCCGGCAATCGATTCGGCTTTGGCTTTGACGGCAATGTAGGTCCAGATCGCGCGCTTGTACTCGTCCATGAATGTGCGTGGGTTCGGACCGATCTCGCGAATGCCTCGGCTCGAGTACGTCGCGCTGTCGAGCGGCATCCACCCTTCCGGAACGCTGTATTTCAGCATCCGAAGGGCGATGTTCTTGGTTACGTTTTTGAACCAGCCCATCAGCATTCGTCCTCAATGGCGATCACGTCCGCTTCGCGCACAAGACTCAGCGTGAATCCCTGGTACTTTACTGCTTCGACTTTCGCTTGACTGCGCACGAGAACGACTTCGCCTTTCTTCACCTGCAGCGGCAGGAGCTTGCCGTCCAGGATCGGCCTTCCCGCTCCCGTTTCGACGACCTTGTAGCGCTTGAAGGCCATTGCGCTGACATCGGGAACGACCACGCCGCTTGCGAGCTTAGTCTCGCTTTCCTCGTGGAGCTCCTCACAGAGCAGCATCTCGTAGAGGGGCCTAAGCTTTTTCGGCATTGGCAGTCTCCTTCTCGTTTTCCATAGCTTCGAAGGAAACGCTCCCGGCACGCTTGAACTGCTCGAGCAGGGACCGAAGATTCGGCCAATGATCCGGGCGCGCGTCGAAATGCGTTTTGAGGACAACAACCCATGAAACCATCTGCTGCCCGAAACTGCGCTCAACGACCTTGAACTGAAGCATCCTCTGGGAAACGAGGAACGCAACCCACTCGAACTCGCTCAGCATCGAGTCAGCGAACCACTTCTCACCGTGCTTCTCCAGGATCTTCTCGTCTGTCAGTTCGAGGCGATTGACCCTGTCTCGAATACCTTCCATCAATCGGCACTGATCAGCAAGGTCTCCAGCAGCCATGGTTATCTCTCCCCGTTGCAGGATTTGTAACCGAGTTGCTTCAGGTCTGCCTCAACAGCATCGCGGTCCTCCTGCGAGACCTCGACGTCGTTGGACAGACAGTTGACGATCCGGACAAAACGCTCACGCTGCATCTGCGAAATGTTCTGGTCAATCCCGCAGACCAGCTGCAGCGTGCGCATGACGTGCGTTTGGTCGGACCAGTTCATCCTTAGTCCTTTTTAAGGTCAGCGTCTTCAACTGCTTGTATAGCCTTGTCGGGCGTGTCAACTGTCACCACACGCTCTCCAATTTGAACGTCTCTCAGAACGTCGTAGTCCTTTCTGGTTTTCACTTGATAGGCATTTCCTGCTACTTTGGTAATCTTCGCAAAGGCGTTCTTTTCCTTACCAAACTCGGTATGCCCTTCCCCAACAACAAGGTCCACGCTCCGACCTACTTTAAGGCCCCTTACAGCTTGCTTAAATGCCTCTGATCTCAGCTGCGCTTTGCCGTAATATCTGGAACCTTTTCCTATTGATTCGCCCTGCTTGTAATCCTTCCATCTAGACGTTTCTGCTACGGAACCCCCACCCCCAGCACCGCATGTGTTCCCCTCCTGGAATCCACCCGCACCACTTCCACAGTTCTTGATCAACTTCATCAGTCTGCCGTCGTATTCGTGGCTCATCTTGGTTTCCTCACCTCGTCCTTGAGCTCGTCCACTTTCTGGATGAGTACTTCTTGCCGCGCGTCCATTTTGTTAAGTGTCTTGTCCTTTTCGACGTCGTGCGCTTGGAGGACACTGATGTCTTGCTGGATCTCTTGAACCTTACCTTCGACCTTCTCGATACGCAGGTCGCTCTTCTCGCGTCCGGCTTTCTGGTCACCCCAGATAGCACCGATCAGGGCGAGCGTCACGGCCCAGAGAATACCGAGGACTCCCGTAAGCAGGCTGATCTGGAACTTGGTTACAGCACGACCCTCTGCGCTGCCAGAGCTCTTCGCCATCTCCATTAGACTTCTGAGGATGGCCGAGTCTGTCGAGGACAGTGGTTCGCTTCCCGGCTGGTTCATCCCAGGAACCGGAGGCGGGGGAACGGGGCTCATGGCTGCAGTCTCCCTGAAGTGTTTTGAGGCTTGCGGATTCCTCCGCACGGCTTGCAAAGCTTCCCCAAGCTTTGTTTCGGCGCGCTGCACGTCTTCGGGCTTCGCGGCAAGCAGCGTTTGGATGTGCGTGATTGAATCCATCGAATGCGCTCCAAAGGGGAGTGGCTAAGGTTTCGGGGCCTCTTCCACGATCGGCGCATTCCCGTTCTTCAGAATCTTGGCAACGTCTGTCGCGCCAAGGCTCACGAGATAGGCAGCCACGATCCCCGTGATCTTCGTCAGCCCCGCTTTGCCTTCCGCCGCGAAGATTGCAACGCATGTCCCCGCCGTAACCCAGAACTTCCTCGAGCCGAGCAGTTCTTTGATCTTGTCCACGATATTCCCCGTTTTCCTCTCTCCCCTTGAGAAAGGTCTACGGAATGATGGCACCGAACGCAAGTTTCAAGGCGAACTTCCCGGCTTCGGACACGACTTCGAGCACGGTCTTCTTCACGGTTTCGCGCGCAATCCGCGACGCCTTGCTTGCGATTAACGCCAGCGTCTCGTCAATCTTCGTTTCGTCGTAGGAGGTGTCCTGCCCGAGCATGCGTGCAAGGAGAAGCTCTGCTTTGCGCAGACTCGCCTGCTCCACGATCTCCATGTCCCTGTCTGAGAGTTGCTGCGCAGCACTCTTTACGTTTTCGACGACCTTGGTGCTGATCTGCCCGCCGAGAGACTTCAGAACTTCTCCGAGGTCGATGCTCATTTTGCGAGCGCCTCCTCGCGATCTTTCACCCAGCTCTCGAAAGCGTCCCAGTAGCGGACGTCGTCGGCCTTCTGTGCTTCGGTGAGCGCTGCGTCAGCCGCACTGTACTTCAAGCTGCGCTCGCGCCAGACTTTGATTACCCCTCGTTCGCGCGCAACGGCGTCTGCCTCGGGCGTCGAGCAGCAACCTGCGAGAACGAACAACCCCAGCAGAACGACCAGCACCTTACGCATATGCATCGCCTCCCTCCGTTTTTGCGCCATTGCACGATAGGCCTCGGTGAGTTTCTCGCGATCCTCATCCGTTAATGTCTCCTCTGTACCCACTTTGCGCCCCAGAATTTTGGAGATCAGGTCGAGCGACTGGTGATCGACCGGAGGCGTCTCGTGCTTCACTTGAGATACTCCTTGATGCGCCTGCGCTCTTCTGCAGAAAATTGGTAGGGAACGTTCCTGAGATCGAGGAACTCGGTCGCGTTCGGATCTTCGTCCTTTTTCTTCAGACACGGATGTCCGAGCTCGATTGTGTTCGCTTTCGTGTCCACACGTCGCAGCTCGAAGTCTCCACCGCAGCGCTTGCACTTGGGCCACTCCTTGAGGCTGCGCATGACCGCGCCGCGCAGATTCTGGAGGGTCTTAGCGCGTTCGTTCTCGCGGAGCTGGGACATGCAGGTAAGGTCCTTTGCGAAGCGCTGTAGGTCGAGAGCTTTTCTGTTTTTCTCCTCTTCGCAATTCTTGGAGATTTCAGCGGCGTCGTGGGCAGCCCCGACAAGCCGATTACGGTCGCAGTAAGCGCACCACACCAGCTTCTTGTAGTCGTCGATAGGTGCCTCGAGATGAACACTCTCGTTGGAACTAAACGTCCCTGCAGAGAAAATGTACCGCGCAGCATCCTCCACATCCGTATGTGTGGTCGTTTTTGTCGGCTTCTCCCACCAAAGGATCGAGGCTCGGTAGAGAACCATGTGCTCGAGATGAAAAATTACGTCATCGCATTTCTGGAAGAAAGAAGGGTTCTCGTCCTCTAGCGCTTCAGCAACATCCACATCCCCGTAACTCTTCTTTCCGAAGACGTTGCTCAACCAAATTCCCGGGCACCAAACCATGTCCACGTCGAATCTATCTCCACCAAGAACAAAGACGGGAAACTCTGCTCCGCTGCGCAGGAGTTTTTTCTCGTGTACCCTAAACAACGCCTTCCATCCGCGCTCAGCTTTCTCCATGTCTTTGAGGGTCCACTTGAACACTTTCACGTCCTCGGGAACCCCGTCCACAACCTCTTGCCAACAGTCGAAGATAGCTGCCTTGAGGACGAGAATACGTTCCCATTCTTCCAACGGCATAACCTCATGCCCTCCAAGAAACGATTTCCGAATCACCAACGACCCATTGTAAGCATCGAAGTAGGTTGCGAAGTCTTTTCCTTCGGGCAACGTACCATTGGGCATCAACTGGGCAAGGACCTCCTCGAGCTTCATAGCCTCTCCCTCTTCGGAACGTAGCAAGTGAAACCGAAATCTCCTGTAGCATCCATTTCGCTGATTCTGTTGAACGCCCCACTGCAAGCGTCAACAATGTCGTCGTGCGACCCATTCGGGAAGGCTTCGAACTCGTCGAGCAGTTCGCGATTCCACATCGCCCGAATCAGGTAGACGTGCCCCGCCTCAACCTGCGAAGCGAAAGGTCCCGCGCGAACGCTTTTCTCCCCGGTCGTTTTGTGCCCGTAGACTTCCCATCCGTTAAGAACGTTGCGGATGTAGTGGTCTACAACAGCAACCCCTGAGCTCCCTGGTTCTTGCTCAAGCCAGATCGGGACGGTCCTCCCGTCCTCGAGCGCTGTCTCGCGGATCTTCGCTTCGACCTCAGAAGGGCGACACCTGAAGCGCCGGATGTCGTGGATGAAAGTCTCGTTCTTCTCGTTCTGCGAGAGCAAGGCGCCAACCGTCCAGTCCGGGTCGCTGCCATTCCTTGGGACAGTGGCCGCGAAGTCCCAGAAGCGGCAGAACTTGTGTTCGAGCGGAGCTGAGTCAACAATCCGCTCCACCAGCTTCCCTCTGCTGAAGAAGGTCCCCGAGGGGAGCGCGTCCCAATTCCCTTCGAGCAAGCGCTGCCGACTCAAAGGGTCAAGGCGTGAGAGGCTGCGCTTGTAGTCCTCCTTCGCCAGATATGGATTGTCGTCGAGAGTCGCGGGAATGAAAACGCCTTTCGCTGTCCGAGGGTCAACGAAATACGCCTTCAAGTCCTCGTGCGAAATCCCTCCGGGATTGCTGGAGTAGCGGATTCTGAGAGGTATGTTCGACTTCGCTTCCTTGCGCATGCGCGAGTTCGTCACGAGTTGCATCCACCGCCAAGGGATCTGGCTGGCCTCGTCGATCCCTATGAAATGGAACGCGGCGCTCATGTACCTGTCCGGGTCCGTTGCCGTGTCCAGGTACCCGAAACCCAGAGTTGCCCTGCTCGGAAACTTCCAGCTTTTGGTCAGACCGTCCCAATGGGCGTCGGTTCCCCGGAGCACTTCCATGCTGAGATCCATCAAGGCTCCGGGCAGGGAAAGGTCTGTGTAGCTGCGTCGAAGGAGAAGGCCGTGATAGCCCGGGACGTCCACGTACTGCAGGCCTGCCATCAGGAGGGCGAAGGACTTTCCTCCACCTGCCGCGCCTCCATACAACGCCTCCTCAACTCCGAACTTCTCAAGGCAGAGAAACGCAGCCTGCTTCGGGGTTGGGGTGAATTGAAGGAGATATTTGTTCCATCGGGGGGTGAATTGTTCTGTGAAGACCCTCTGCTCTTCGGACGACAACTGCTCGAAAGTTGCTGTGTTCATTTCCCTGGGTTCAGCTGCTCATAGTCCGCAAGAAGCTTCTGGTCCTCGCTGTTCGCAACCACCTGCCGCGCTGCAACGTCAATGACGCGCTGCACAACCCCAAGCTTGCTGAGGACCTCCATCACTTTTGGAGCGAGGGTGGTTGCCTGCGGAAGTTCAACAACAATCTTCTGTTCGATCGGCTTCCCGCCCTCGCCTGTCAACTCAACGACCTGAGGCGCGCGCCCCCATGCTCTATCCAGGAGGGCTTCCGCGGCGCGAGTTGCTGCAGGAATGTCGTTCGAGTGGATGATCTCGCCAAGGCGGGTGATCGCTGCCGTTGTATATTGGCGGGCAAGGAGCACAACCTCGTGAAGATTTTTGAGAACCCGTGCCCCTTGAGGGTTTCCGGACTCTCCCTTCTTCCACCGACGCCGGTTCGCCGCGAGAGCGGCCAACTGCTTCTCCGAAAGGACACGTTTCTTCTTCGGAGTGTACTCTACTTGTTTGATCTCAGTTCCGTCCGGTGCTGTTATCTTTGTTACAGTTGCAGGCATGCGTACTATTGTGCCTTAAACCGTTATCATTTGATCTTGAATTCCTAAACGCAACAAAAAATCCAATCTCCGTTCTCCTTTAACGATTGCCGCGATCCCTTGTATTTAACGATCCAAAATCCAGGTATGCCATAAGTCCCAGTGTACGTAGGGGGTACTTATGCCGAAGGCCGCGCAACTAACTATCGCCACTGCCTTTATAACGCCCTATTCTTGCATATACAAGGTAGGTCAAGTTCCGCCCCCCTCCCACGGGGGGTCCCCCTTCTTCCTCCCTCACCCTCCTTCTTAAAAAATAAAAAAATATTAGGTCTCTAAAGGACGACTCAATATCTAGAAGGGGGGGGCCTCCCCCCCTCTGGGGGGGGGTCGTCCTTTGACCTACCTTGTATGAAGCCCAAGAAACGCCATAAACACATACCCCCAATTATCTTACACCAATTAAAATTCCCATATAGCAAGTTAACGCAAAATAGTTCAAGCTAATCCGTGGTTATCAAGAGCCCCCTCCCCCCTTACCTTTGCCAGTAAACGCCGTGAAGCGGTCCATTTTTCATGCCTTTATCCTCACTCACCGATTCGGCGGAATTGGCTTTCCGCGCCTTAGATTCCTCAAATGTTCCTGGCTGCGCTTGTGTTTCTTCACCAATTCATCCACCCCGCAATGCGCGCAAGACATTCCGGCCTTGAAAAAGCTCGGCTGCGCCGCAGATATTCATGCCTGCCCTCCGAACGCCTTCTCCGCCCCCTTGAGCCGCTTTTCAAGCTCACACTTTAGTTTGAAAAGTCGCTTGCATCTGCCCAGAGTCTCGCGGTACATCTCGTTCCGCGTCGCTTTCGCGCGGCACATCGTCTGGACCATGACTGAAACGGCGTACCACTCGTTGCTCACGGACTCCAGAGCTCCTCGGAGTGCAACGAGCTCTCAATAGAGCGGGTCTTTCTTCTCCAGTTCGAGCCGGGCACGAAGCTCGGCTGCGCCGCCGCCATCCATCCGTCCGCGTAGGCGATATCGAGCATGTGGCGCACGGTCTCGGCATCCAGCGGGCGCTCGCCGATGTTCCACGCCTGGTCTACGTATCGCTTTGTTTTCTCATATTACCTCCCTGCTTTTGCTCACTCATCACCGCCCGGCCCGTCAGTTCGCACCTACCGTCCCTCCGCCCTGTACGCATCCAGTGCCACGGCCACAGACTCGCGCAGGATGGCGTCGCGCGCCCCCGCCGCCGCCCCCGCCGCCGCCGCCCCCGCCGCCGCCGCCTTCGCCGCCCCCGCCTTCGCCGCCCCCGCCGCCGCCGCCGCCGCCACCTTCGCCGCCTTCGCCGCCCACGCCGCCGCCGCCCTCGCCGCCCTCGCCGCCGCCTTCGCCTCAGCCCCCGCCGCCGCCATCGCCGCCCTCGCCGCCATCACCGCCGCCCACGCCGCCGCCTTCGCCTCAGCCCTCGCCGCCATCACCGCCGCCCACGCCGCCGAGCGTAGCGTCGTGGCGTCTTTGCAGGCTTGGACGATCTCAGGCGTGACGCCCGCCGCCGTCAGTGCCGTCGGCAGCACGCGGCGTACCGTACCGATCACCAGCCGCT